ATCATCAATTATTATTAATTCAGTGTTTAAGCTACAAGAACGATAAAGAAACGGTCTATCATGCTTCCAATTTTTCCCATTCATCCAAGTAACATTTTCTTTTTTATAAGAACTAGCTATCTCTTTGGCCTTCATTGTTTTTCCGCTGTCGGCTTCACCTATTATTACTGTTATTTTCTCCATTGTTTTGCTTTTAAAGGTTAGTTAATCGGGAATATGATTGATTTAAGGAATATTTCGAATTATTACCTATTTAAAGCATATATTACAAAAATGTAGGGTTTTGTAAACTTTATTTAGCGTTATCCCTGTAGTCTATTATAAATCCAATGGCTACAATAATGTTCATGCCAAAAGACATTAGTATCTCATGGATGTCAGCATACACATTTAAGGATAGGTGTACATGACCTACCATCCAAAAAGGTATGGACAAGTTTTGGCTTATCCATACCAATAGGTACTTAATAAAGTATCTCAACCTTACTTACCACTTATGAAATTAATAGCTGATTGACTTCCACCCATATTAAAAGAGTATGTTTCAATTCCGCAAACTGAATCATATACCCTTAACTTTAAGGTGGTACAAAGTTTAAAATCTGATAACATATCGGTATCAGTTAGTAAGCTGTTAATAATCCATATCGTCTCGCTGTCCTCACTTGTTACTGCATACACAGTGTATTTTTTTGAAACACCATTAACAATAAATGCTAAATCTATTGTAGGCTTTTCATCACAGTAATATCCACCCTGCATGTAAAAAAATATTTCCCCATCTACATTTTCTAATTTAAGATAGTTTATACCTGAAGATTCTGTATAACATATACGATAAGGCTCATCGAAATCATTGTCTACAGTTTTTTTAATCCATTGAGCATTTGCATTTAAACACAACATTACTCCTACACTCATTAATAATTTTTTCATTTTGTTTTTATTTAATTGTTTATTTATTTTTTCATGGACTCTCCATTGGGTTTGTTTCCCTGTAATACATCATGTCTTTAAGAAGTTTATTTTCTTCTAACAATTGATGGCAAGACTCAGCGTCCTTGTACATGTAGATGCTAGAAACTATGCCCAATACTAGTCCTATTACTATTCCTATTAAGGCCGAAATATAATCCTGTCTTTTTTCTTTTTCTTTTACCTCTTGGGTAATTCTTCCCTTGATTATTTCTTTCATTTGATTTCTTTTTTTAAACGTTCAACGTAAAGAGTCGCATCCATCAGCTCCTCTTGTAAGTGTGTAAGCCAATCTAATGGACTTAGGTCCGTTCTGTCAAGTGTGGTATTGTATTTTTTGATTCCAGATGTCGATCTTCCTTTGAATGATTCTATTACCGAATCTACAATACTATCTTGCCCATGGCTGAAGTTTGATTCCCATTTCATTTAATTAAATTTTAGATTTTTAAAAAAAGGGTAGGCTACCCCATAAGATACCTACCCAGAGTTTTTTCCAATTATGGTTGGTTAACCTCAGAAACTCTAACTGAACCTATGACTTATCAGATTGATCGTTCAAGTCCATCCACATACCTATGTAAAATGGAGCGAAAATCCAACCCGTAATGATCGATAAGAATAAAAGAATAAAGAACTCAAATGCGGTTGCTTGATTCTTAAATGATACACCAAATGTAAACATCCCTGAAAACATAAGGTAAATTAAAAACCACTCCATTAGAATGGTAGGTCCTCCTCGACCTTCTCTTCTGGTGTTGGTGCCTGTGCCGTTTCTTGTGTGGTCTCAATTCTCCAAGCCTCAAGTGTGTTGAAGTACTTCACATCACCAGTTGGACTCGTCCACTCTCTACCACGCAAGTTAAATGACACCTCGACAGACATACCCTCCTTAAAGTTATTCAGGTCGTCACACTTGTCCTGCATAACTTGAAATGAAATTTGTTGTGGGTACATGTCATCAATAGATGTTAGTACAAAATCACGCTTGCGAAACTTGTCGTTTATGACATTCGTCTCGCCAATCATCTTAATTGTTCCTTTAATTTTAAACATTTTTGTTTTTTAATAAATTAGAATAAAAAATTGCATACTTCTCGGCAGTAGCTAGCCGTTTGTCCATCTTGACAATATCTTTATCTGTAAGTTCAACGCTAAACACAGTGGCCCTTAAGTTGTCGTCTAGGTGCTCCATGTAGTGTAGGCTGTCGTCCTCATAATCAGGTTTCAACTCCTCAGGTGTGGTGGTGAGAATAAATGCTACCTCGCCATGTCTCCAATCGTCTCCCGTCATCTTAGTCATAATATAGAGATAATGTTTTACCTGCCACTCATAGTTTGGGTCATATGCCTGCTCAATGGTCTTGGGAAAAGTCTTTTTCGACCAAGAGGACTTTATGTCGATTATCTTCTTATTCTCACAATCAACAATGTCAGGATGACCAACAGATATACCATGCGATATGTGGTAGTACTTGTCAAACTCAGCTTGTTTGTGGTAATTGGTAAAGAAAATCCTATTGTATATGTCAATAGACTCCTGCTCAACGTCCCATCCCTTTTGAGTCTTTGGGTTTGAAAATGATTCAGTGTAGCCGTAGTACTCCCTGTTGATGTACTCCTCGATAAGGGTCTTTGCACCCCTACTCAGCTCGACAGTGTTAGACTTCTGCTGTAGGTGGTCACGCTTAATTGCTTGAGCATCAGTAAGTTTAATCTTTGATAGCAGTTCGTCAAGTTGGGCCTGCTGTATGTCAGTTAGCCCATCGTCCCCCATAAATAACGGGGAGCACGATGATGACCTAATCTTCATTTGTAAACATTTTAATTTGATCAGCCGTCAGTGTGTACTGCTTCTGAATCTTCTCGATGGTAGTACGACCAGACTTCACAGACTCGACAGCTACAGATAGCTTCTCATCAGGTAGTGATGGTAGCTCCTTCTTTGGTAGTGGTCGTGTGCTGAATCTCAGTGCGTCAACCATGCCTTGAGGACTCTTTACCTTCTCGACAGACAATACTATCTGCTTGGAGGTGTAGTCGTCAGGGTTGAATGAATTGAAGAATGTCTCCAACCTCTTGAAATTTGTTCTGTTAGAGACCATGCTCTTCTCAAATTCCTTTAGCTTGATGAACACCTTGTCCTCCTTGCCCATCTCACCAAACATTACGTCTTGGTATATCCTCTCAATTGTTACGATAGTGGGCTCGTACTTCCCGTTGACCTCCAAGTCCCAACTTCCTAGGTACTTGTTGTCCTTCATTAAATTTCTCCAGTGTGACATATTTGATTTTTTTACAAAGTTGATAATAAATTATTGAATTCCAAGCGAAAATCTACATTTTTTTTCAACAAATCCTCTCTTTTCTTTAGTGTAGTCTCGATAGTGTCCTTGTTGTTGTCTAAAATTGCATGTCTCATTAGGCCGTTGTAGTACTCAACCCTCTTGTCGTTGGTTTGGATGTTTACCATGACTACCCCTGCCTCCCATCCCATATTCGTAAATATGTGTAGCTGTTCAGGGGTTATGTCATCGTAACTATCAGTGTACGTCATCGTGTTCTTGACAACAACACTTCCATCTTTGGTGAATCTCTCAATCTTCACCCCTCGGTCGATGTACCACTCGCTATATGCAGTGCGGTACAAAGACCTACTTGGCTTGCTTACGTCTTCCCAAGCTTTCATTCGGCAGGGTCAAAGTAGTACGTGAATACCTCTCCATTAGTCTTTTTGCTGTCCCTTACCATAGTCCGTTTGTTGTTTGGTATGATGTATACCTCCAAGATGTAACCACCAGTTGGACGGTTTGCAACAAATAAGACCGCCGCATCGTTATCGTTTATAATTGTAAATGATAATATGACCTCCTCGTTCTTATAAAACTCATGGTACATGTCCTTGTAAAAGAACCCGTTTGCCTCTACTACTTCATTGTAGAGGTCTAGAGCGTCCTGTAAATTGTCAAACACCATGTGCTTTGTGTTGCCCTCTGACCTCTTGAATCTCTCTAGTCCAAGGGTCTGTGAACTTGCGTCAATCGATAGCATCACAGCTATCGCAAAAATTATTTTTTTCATTCGTAAAAAAGTTTTAGTAAGTTAATAAAAGCCCAAGCACAGCAGAATAATGTTATCGGAAATAACACTATCGCACTAAGTGTTGAGTAGATTAAATTTGTTCTGAGTAATAAAAATATTACTACTAGAATTGCTATTGGTATCATAGGCGTTGTTTATCTTACACCGCTTGCATATATAGACTTGAATTCATTGAACGACTTTATTCCGCCACCCTTTGACTTGATTATGTCGTCAGGTGTCACGTCATCAATGTATAGGTGAGGTAGCCTCATTAATACGTTGTGAAGTCTTCTGCTTACTGCATTCTTGCACAGCCATTCGTTTACTAGCATACGCTTCTTGATCTGCCTGTGGTATTTTTCGACAACGTCTAACGATTGGATGTACTCATCCCTCGTAACTTTGGTCTTTAGCATGTATGTAAATTATGTTGTTAATACTCGTACCGACCTTTCGTAATGCGTCACGGTAACTTGACGCTTCAATTGTTATGCCCGTGCACAAGCTATCGCTTATGTAGTAGCACACGTGATACTGCTTCATCATACTTCTACTTCTATTTTAGTTATTAATTGTTTTGTGTATTCTGGATCTGTCGAACTATATGCTTGGATGATGTAGCTCAACCATTCTTTCTTCGTTCCAAACTCCGAGCGTAGCTGATAGTCGAAGTGTAGGTCGATATCTTGGCCGTTGATTGTTACTGACGACCACTCGTCTAATTGGTCGAAATAAATTGTCTTGGTTTCAACCCCGTGCGAAATGTCTACGCATCGTAAGGTTGGATAGATTATTGCTTTCATATCTCGTTTGTTTTAATAAAGTTTTCAATGTACTCCTCAAATGATTCGTCCTCCCAATTTTTTGATTGGTCGTAGCTGTCTACAAACTTTTCGGATAAGGTATACACCTTATCGAATGATTGCCATATGCTTTCTTTCTGCTCGTATGCCCAATAAAAATAAGCAACGAATAATGCTCTGTCTTTTTCCATAATGTTAAGAATGTTAGAAATGAATAAAAAATGTTAAGTTGAAATGAAATCAACATAGTTGAATCCCTTATGGTAGCTAGGTTAATGTTAGAATGTTAATTTTTACTCTATAGAATGAAAAAAAAATATATATATATATATAATAGTACATATACTATGGTTAATTTTCTACGCTAGTTTTGGGTGAAAAATCAACATTCCAACATAACATATTGATAGATAGTGTTTTAAGTGAAAAAAATCAACATTAAATCAACATTTGTTAGCACTAAGCGTCATGAACATGACCAACTGCTGAGTTTTCCCACTCAAAGTATAACCCGTGGCTTGATAGTATGTGGTTTAGTTGTTCTGAGCCTCCACACTTATCTGTCGACCAATAGTCTAACCATTCGCTAGAATTTTCTTCTTCAGCAGACAACCAAAAGTGTCCCCTCGAATCATCGTGCCACTCCTTTACAGGACAACCTAACTTCTTTAGTTGGTTGTAGCATTTTCTTGCATGTGATTTCATATTACAATAGTGTTTAGGTTTATCATTCGGTAGGCTCTCTTGTGGATGTCGTACACGACAATCAACCCGTGGTCTGATGGATTGAACGATAGTCCTACACCCTTGATGTTTTTTCTTACTCCGATTCTCGCAGTAATTTTTCTGGCCGTTCCATCTTTCTTGATGAACGTCAATGAGAAGAACTTTCCTCCCGTTTGCATTATTTGTTCTCTTGTCATTTTATGTTGGTTTTAAAGGTTACAAAAAAAATCTTCCTCAACAAATACTGTCGAGCTGAATTCATCTTTTAATTGGTCGATTGTCATATCCTCTCTGTCGGATAGTTCAAGCAACTCGTCTTCGGTCAATTGGTCTATTGTTCTGTACATGGTTTTAGGTTTTTAAATGTGGTTTGTATTTCTTGTAGGTATTTGTCTTCTATCAACGAGGTCATCGTCTCTATTATTAGGTATAGTTGGAATGTCGACCTGTCGTCTAAGTCCCTCTGCTTTTCTAAAAAGTCTAGGGTCGTCTGTCTGTGGTTCACAATCATCGTCTAGAATGTTAGCTTGTCGAATTCTTGGTACATATCTACATACTCCAAGGGGAATCTGTCCTTTAGTGCTTGTAACAAGCTATCGTTGTCGTACTCCTCGTATCCGTCCCTCTCTGCGTTTACAAGTGGGGTTATTACCTCAACGATTTGGTCATCGTCAAGTGTTGTTACTAGGTAGAAGTCCTCTTCTGACCATGCTGATGTGTTGATTCTAATTACTCTCATGGTTATTTAATTTTATCGGTTAGTATTTCTCTTGCTACACGTATTCCATATTGGATTTCTCCCATTGTATATTCGTTAGTCAAAGCCATAGCTAGTACTGACTGCTTCTCATTGTCAGTTAGGCTGTCGTCATCTACATCTCGAATGCTCCATAAATTGTCTACGTAATATCCTGCATTACGTAATACTTCTTTTGCTTGTTCTGTTGTCATAATTTCTAGGTTTTTAAATTGTTTGTACTTTAATATCTGCTAAGTCATTTAACATGCTGTTGCTTTGTAGGTCAAATGCTATTTTTTCTGCATCTTTTCTGTCGTAGCAATCAATCTGTTTTCTTGTTAATTCATTTCCGTCATGGTCTTCATATATGAAGTTCCAAGTTTTTAATTCTGTTTTCATAAGTTCTAGGTTTTAAAGTTCATATTCGTTTCCATTCTCGTCATAATATACGTCATCGTCAATCTCTTCCCACTCAGTGTAGTAGTACTCCTCTAAGTTATACGCTTCGTTAAGTATGAATTCATCAGATAGACCTTCCATACCACCACGGCCTCTAAGCCAATCAATTAAGTGTTGCTCTTCAGAAAAGTATAATTCTCCATCACCAACAACATATCCATCGTTCATACCACGTCCCGTAGCATCACATTTTCTTGCATATCTTTCCATAAGTTCTAAGGTTTTATTGGGAACATAATTCCCAAGTGTTCATACTCATTAATTTTTTCTTGGTCAATCCTAATGACTTCACAATAAATTTTGCAAGCCTCATGTTTACCTTTGGGTCTTCAAGTTCAGAGCCTCCTATTTGTTGTACGACATAGGATGGAGACATGTTTAGAACCCTTGAGCAAAACTTTACGTCTTGCCCAAGGTAGAATTCTTTTTCGTCAACACACAACGTCCAATTGTGGTCGAAGCCGTAGCTACTGCTGATTAGTACTTTCATTTTGTTAAAATTTAATTGGTTAATACGGCATATCTCTATGCCGTTTCGACTATTGAAGTCATCTTCAGTTAACCTTAAATGTAAAGGTGAGGTACACCATCAATAATAATTATTACTACTAATCTAATTAATCCAAATCCTAAGGTGCTACCTAATACGATAGCCCAAATACTCATTAATTTTTCCATTTTGTAAGGTTTTAATTGGTTAAGACAGCACCTCGTGAGTGCTGTTTCGTCTAATCAAGACTCGTCAGTTAACCTTTGTTAAACATTTCTTTCTTGAATCGAATCAAGTGACCCTCCTCGTACTTGAGCAGGTCTGCTAGCTTACTTCTATCCACGTCTATTATCCCGTGTATAGGATGCTTGATATCGTTAATGCCGATAAAGTTAATATTGCGTTTTAATTGCTCAGTAATTGTTGTTGTTCTGATTGTTCCGTTCATAATTTCTAGGGTTTAAATTGTTAGTTAATACCACACCTCGTCTAAGGTGTAGTTGTACTTCTTACTTACATAAGTAATGAAATTGTTCATGTGATTTTCATCGTTAAATTTACGAGTCATAAATACATACTTCCCGTACGCATTCATGAATTGAATTCTTGCAATCATATTGTTACTTGTTTATTTCCACCCCCTTACTTTCATTCGGGATGTTTTGATTAATACTTTGTTAAGAAAATAGCCTATAATTTCATAGCCATTTTCGATTCTGATGATTTTACTTTCAATCATTGTTTCTAGGTTTTAATTGGTTAGTGGTGCAGTATGTATCGCTCATATTAATTAGTCATTCTAACTGCACCTTCTTGTTGTTACTTGCACCACATTTATATAGATGGAATCGAACCATCACAAGTAGGTATGTAAGCCACGTTAAACTGCTTACTCTCTTATTATTCCCTACGAGCATTTACCCTTTGTCTCGTGGTTTTGACGAGTAACCACCTGAGTAGTGTATTACTTGCCGTTGCTTCGGGGAGTCATTATACTTACCCCACAACACTAGGTATGACCGACCCCGTTATGTTTATTGTCTTATCAAGATGTAAAAAAAAGTAGCTCGTTTGCCTCTCTAAATACTATAACGCAAGACTATTTAAAATGTTACAATAAAAATGCATTTTTTTTCATTTTCTTTCATTTTCTTTAGATAAACCCACCAATATATGCTCGTAAAGTATTGATTTGTTGATAGTTAAGTAGTTTATTTTTTTTTCATTAAATTATTAATATTTGTTGTTTTTTATGTTGGATTGGGTCAGCCCCTCTCTTCAGGAAGTCTACCTGATGAAATTTCCGTGCAGATTTTCGGGTCAGATGATCAGCCGATCAGCCGACCGATTTGCTATTCTATTTAACATAATGTAAATTATACTACACACTAATTGGTCGGCAGTGTGGTGTGCTGATAGGTAGAGAGGTAGGTAGGTAGGTAGGTAGCGTATGTCAGATAACGTGTGTGTGGTGTGGTGGTGTAGGTAGGTAGGGGGTGTGGTATGCTTATGAAAAGCTAAAATATCTCAACCAAAAGTTCAAAATGCAGACCCCCCCCTTGATTTTCAAATCGTTTTCCTTTTCGTCAGCTCATCGTCAAACGTATATATTACCCACAACCTCTAAATATTTAATAAATAAAAAAAATAAACTAATAAATATTAGTATATTTGCAGTGTATATATAAACAAAAAAAAACAAAATGGCAAATCAAAGAACAACAACAAAAACAACACCACCAAAAAAAACAATGATCGGCACTTCTGCATCAGACATAGCAGCACAAGCAAGAGCCAGAGAGGCAGAACTTCAGAGAAGAGCGAAAGCGATGGGTTGGAAAACAGTATCAGAATATAAAAATTCTGGCTGGGCTCAAAATAAATCAGCCTTTAAAGCTAATGAATCAAAAGTTAAGACATCTAAGTTGAATGAATCAAAAGTTCAGACACCTACGTTGACTGACGAACAAAAGAGCGGTATCCCTTTTAAGAATAGTACTATCGATAAATGGCAAGGTACAATGGGCAAGAGTTATGTTGTCGGTAATAAATCAGGAGTGGATCTATACGGAACTAAAGAACAACAAGATTCAACTTATTCTGCAAATAATCTTGTGAATTTTACACGGACTAATGCAGCTCAAAGTAGGGGTGCTATAGGCAGTATGAGTGGGGTTACGACCAAACAAAGTTATGCAAAATCTGGTCGTAAAGATCTTACTGCAGAGCAAATTGCTGCTCTACCTGACTTTATACCACCAGCGAACACAGGTGCTGGAGCATTTCTAAAAAGATCTGAAGTTAAAAATGCCACTGGTTTTGGTAAATGTGAGTCAGGTTATGTTTTAAGAAATGGCGTTTGCGTTAAAATCTAATGAGCATCCTACTTGAAAATAGAATCTGGTACGGCATCAATTTAGGTTTTGAGCTATTCTGCCCAGACGATTTTTTTGACGAGTACCAATTAGAGATAAACATTCTTATAATAAAGATAACGGTGTTGTGGTAAATATAGCATGATTATTGCTATATTTGTATTAAAATTAAATTAAATGATAGTAAAAGAGATTCACTTTGGCTATGACGGCCAAAAAAAACTAAAGTCTGGCATAAAAAAGATTGCTGGAGCGGTCAAGAGCACGATGGGTGCAAGAGGCAGGACGGTACTAATAGAGTCCGAGAATCACATTGGCGGTATTACTGTCACAAAGGACGGCGTAACGGTCGCCAGGTCGATCAATCTTTACGATCCCACTGAAAATTTAGCTGTAATGATGATGCGACAGGCAGCTGATCGCACTGCTGTTGTTGCTGGAGACGGAACCACAACGGCAATTGTGTTGGCAGAGTCTATTATAGACAACGCTGACAATATTATCGACAGTGCTGACAATATTACGGAGGTGATACGTGAGATATCTGAGATAACGACTAAAATTTGCTCAAGATTGAGCAAGATGTCCAAGAAATTAAGTGGAAAGAAGCTACTTGACGTTGCCACCATCTCTGCAAATAACGACAGGGAGGTTGGCAAGATGATCGCTGACACATTTAGCAAGGTTAGTGTTGTTACTGTTGAGAACAGTCAGACTCCAAGCACACACGTAGAGATAATCAGTGGAATGAAGATAGATCGGGGGTTCTCTTCTAAGTACTTCATCACTGATCAAAAGAAGCAGGAGTGTGTACTTGACAATCCGTATGTACTGATCACGGACCACGAGATATCCAACATACTAAACATAGAGAAGGTTATCGCTCACGTGATATCATCAAACAAGTCGTTACTAATTATAGGTCAGCTTAGTGCATCTGCACTAAACACGTTAAACTTGAACGTTGCACAGGGCAAGATAAAGGCATGTAACATAATACCTCCATCATTTGGGTATAGGAGCAAGGACCTGTTGTTTGACTTGTCTGTCTCGTTGGGAGGAACATACTTCTCTGAGGACACTGGTGACGATCTATCTGTTATTGAGGTTGAGGATCTTGGTCGTGCTTCTAGGGTTATTGTCAACAAGGACATGACCTTATTTATGCCTTTACCAGCTATGACTGATGCTATAAACAAGAACATCGAGGTGTTAAAGGAATCAATTGCTGAGACTACAGACGTTAACGAGGCAAACTTTATAAACGAGAGAATCGCAAACATGTCTGGCGGAATTGGTATCATATATGTTGGTGCACTTAGCGACATTGAGCAAAAAGAAAAGAAGGACCGTATTGACGATGCTGTGTGTGCTGTAAAGGCTGCACTGGAGGACGGGATACTTCCTGGAGGAGGTATAGCATTGATAGATGCATTTGACCTTGAGTTTCCAGATGTAAGTACGACTGCTGAGAAGATAATGTTAAACGCTGTTGCGTCTCCATTCAAGCAAATCGTATTAAACTCTGGCAAGAATCCTGAATTAATTTTATCTGACATGCCAATCGGTAGAAACATTGGGTATGACGTGAAGAACGAGTGCTACGGTGACATGATCGGTATGGGCATTATTGACCCAACGAAGGTGACAAGAAATGCATTAATGAATGCTGTATCTGTTGCTACTACAATAATGAGTACAGACGCAATAATAACAAACATAAGAGACTATGAAGGTTCTAAATAGATTTATATTAATACAGAGGGTATTCGAGCAGAGAGAATCCAAGAGCGGATTAATACTCAGCGGTGACGACTCCAAGGACATGCGTTACCACAAGGCAACTGTCGTAGAGACTGGTGTAAATATAGATGGAATATCTAGTGGTGACGTTATACTATTTGACAAGGTATCTGGCCACGATGTGCTTATAGGCGACCAAAGGATGTCGGTGATTCAGGAGAAGGACGTTGTTTGCGTTCTTTAAGTTTATTGTTAAATCTTTTGACGGCTATAGCCACTGTTTTTTGTGAAAAGGTGGCTGTCTGATTATAGATTCGTAAGTTTGTCTCAGGGAACATATCTATACCGAGCAGCTTTTTATGCATCCCAGACACCATCTTTTTAGCCATTGGAGAAAGCTCAAATAGTTCAGCCTCACCAAATCCCTTTGTCCTCCACTTTGATATGAATCCATATCTATATAGTCTGTTGAATCTATCCTTGTCCCATGGCATGAAGTTGGCGTACTCTCTAAATGTTGTCCTGTTGAATAGGTGCTCACCATAGAGGTAGAGTATCATCTCAAGGTCGTTGACTTTTTTTATGTCGTACTCGTACATTGTAAACTTACGGACCAGTCCCCAATTCTTAAGGAAGTCATGCTTAACCTCTGATCTAACTACAATTTCTTTTTTTTGTTTTCTTACTCTTCTTTGAATCATTTTGATTATATTTGCATTATAGTATCAAAGATATAAAATAAACCTTTAAAAAACAAAAAAATGAAAGCAAAAAGCAAACCAATGGTTGAAAAAAAGACTGGCGAGAAGTATCCCTCTAAAATGGCTAAGGCTAAACACGAGAAGAAGGAAGGTAAAAAAGAGATGATCATGGAGTACGGAATGAAGGCTGCCATGAAGAAGATGAAGAAATGAGAAAAAACGGAGAATCAAAAGGTTTTTCTGTCTCAGAGAAAAATTCAATACCAATGAAAAATTCTTTCATTGATAAATTAAATTCTCTTAAGAGACAACAAAAAATAGAGTCGGGCTATAAAAAGGTAAATGACGATGAGTTAATGAATCCATATGCAGAAGGTGCCCGTGAAGCAAAAAAAAAGAAAAAATGAAAGACCCTAGATTAGAGAGAGCTGGAGTCGAAGGTTTTAATAAGCCTAAGAAGACACCAAGTCACCCAACCAAGAGCCACATCGTGGTTGCTAAGTCGGGTGATCAGGTAAAGCTCATTCGTTTTGGTCAGCAGGGAGTAAAGACCAATCAGACGGCTGGTCAGCGTGAGGCGTTTAAGAGCCGTCATGCAAAGAATATTGCTAAGGGTAAGATGAGTGCTGCATATTGGGCAGACAAGGTTAAGTGGTCACCAAGTGACACAAAGAGCCCTAGCAAAAAATGGATTAAGGGATGATAAACATAGTTGATAATTTCTTAGATGATTTAACGTATATATCAACTTACAATAAGTTATTAGATAATGATTTTGAGGAGGTAGTTGTTGGAGACAAAAGTTTTTGGGTGCAATTTAGCAATCCAGAGTTTGATCAAGCTATAATTGACAGAGTTAGTTCAATAGAGGGTGTAGAAAGAAGGTCTGTACTCAGTTTTTTTAGGGTGGCTACAGATGAGTTAGACACAGACTGGAGAATACACGCTGACTCTATAATAAATGGTGAGAGACCAACTAGGGCACTTGTCCTAAATATTTCACCTAGTAAAATGAGTGGACTACATGGTACCGCATTTTGGAGCCACAGAGACCTTGGTGATAGCCTACACGATGGGGTATCGTTTGAAGATTTTGACGGAATGCTTTTAAATGACTCAAATGATTTGTCTAAGTGGGACTTACAGTCTGTAGTTGGATATAAGATTAACAGGGCTGTGTGTTACCCATGCAATTACTTCCACAGCAAGTATCCGAATGTCGGATGGGAAGATGGAAGAATGGTTTATGTAATGTTTTATAAATAAATAATATATGTTAATACTAAAAAACAAGGGACTTGGTGACACGATTGCATCAATAACAAAGGCAACTGGTCTAGACAAACTAGTCGGTGAGGACTGTGGTTGTAAGCAGCGACAGCAAAAATTAAATAATCCAGATTTACTAATAAACAAAATATTTTATGGCACAAAGCAAGACATCGAAGTATTACGAGAAGAATCCGAAGGCAGCGGAGAAGCATAGGGAGTACCAGAGAGAATTAAACAAGAAGGAAGAGCAGATTAAGTACCGATCAGAACACGTGAAGGAACGTAGGAAGCTTGGTATTGACGGCAAGGGCGGTCCTGATGTAAGTAAGAAAAAAAATGGTACCTTTGTGAAGGAAAGCCCATCGAAAAACAGAGCTCGAAATGGGGCAAATGGAAAAAGTACTAAAAAATAAATAGACATGGCAAATTTAAAATTACAAACTAGTGTAGCAGCGGCTGTTACACCAAGCAATACGGTAAACATACCATACCCTGGAGACAATACTGCATCACCAAATACATCAGCGTGGCCTTGTGTCCTTTATGTAGGTGGAGCAGGAGATTTAAGAGTTCTTACTGCTGGCGGTAACGATGTTACATTGGTTGGGGTTGCTGCTGGAACATTTATTCCTATTCAGGTTGTTAGAGTTTACAGCACAAATACAACAGCTACAAGTATTTTAGCTCTTTGGTAGGCCATGCAAATAAGCATAGGCATATCTGTAAAGGGGACAAAAACATCAAGCCCACCATCTGCACCTGTTAATACGGTAGCTCCAGCGGTTGATGATTCGACTACAGCGGTACAATACTTTTTAACGACAGACAACGGCACGTGGTCAGGAAGTCCTACATCTTATACCTACCAATGGTATAGAGTACCACAGACAGGTGGATCTAATGACCCTATAATAGGGGAGACTAGCAATAGTTATGAGCTAGTACCAGGCGATGAAGATTACCTAGTTACATGTGAAGTTACAGCTATTAATGCTATAGGATCAAGCAGTCCTGCTAGCAGCAACTCATGTTATGTTTATGACTATGACTATTTTAATGTATATACATGGACAGGATACACCACTGTAGCTCAAAGCTACCTACAGAACAGACTAATGATGGGTATAAAGTCATCAGGTGCATGGGCTAAGTTAGATCTATTTATGTGCTTTGCTACAGATGGACTTTATAGTCTAGCAGGAATAAATTGGAAGAGCGGATTACCTCAGGGACAGGGAGTAAACAGCCCTACATTTACTGCTAATCAAGGATTTACTTTAGGTGGACTTAGTTACTTTGATACTCAATTTAATCCATCTGTTAGTGGTGTCAATTATACTTTAAACAATGCATCTAGGTATTTCTTTCCATATTCATTAGGTTCTGGACCATTAGATGGTACATCTGGAACAAAAAACTCCATTACAAGATCTAGTTCAGTTATCCAACAAATTAATCAAAATACTACTACTCTACTTACAGCATTTGAATATACAAATGATATAGAGCCTAAGTCTATACACAGAACAAATTCTACTAGTGTTAGACTATATAATGGTACTACATCAAGTAATAGGACAGTGGTATCAGTTGACATTGAAAACTCAACACAGCTTATAGGTTCTGCAAATGGGAATCAAGGTGATCATACAGTATCTGCATATGCTATGGGTGCTAGTATGTTAGCTGAGAATACAGCTTTTATAGCCGCATGGAATACTTACATAACATCTATATAACATGAAATATTTAGTTATATTACTTTTATTATTATCGTCATGCTCTTTGGAAAAAAGACTGGCGAAGTATTGCCCGTTGTGTGTACAAAAAGACAGTACAGTAACTATAATACAGCTTAAAGATACTACAATAACAATACCTGGTGAAACAATAACGCTAATCGACTCACTTTATTGTGACTCATTAGGCAACGTTATATCTAAATTAAAAGAGGAACTAAGAGATAAAGATGGCAACTTGGTGAGCATACAAACTAAGATTAAAGATAATGTGTACTACACAAAAGCTAAGGTACACACAATATATAAAACAATTAAGGGTAATGACGTGTACCACACTAGAGTAGTAACTAAAACATTAAAGCCAGAGAAGATAAAGTACATACCATGGTGGGTAAATTTCTTTGCTGTGTTAGGTGTAATACTATTTATATATATATTATATAGGTTGATTAAACTGTACTTGCTTAAAAGTTTTTAATTATGCAGATAGGAATAAATATAGCAGTAAAAGGTTCGAGTGCATCAACACCACTACCTCCAGCACCCGTTAATACAGTAGCACCTTTAATTTCGGGACCTAATAGTCCAAATTATTATGACGGAGATTTAATTACAACAACAAACGGTACATGGACTAATTCACCAATAAGTTATACTTATCAATGGTACAGAAATAGCGGTCAAATAATTGGTGAAACATCTAGCACTTATTTATTATCGTTTGAAGATATTGAAAATTCAATAAGCTGTCAAATAACGGCAACAAATGCAGGAGGTTCAACACCTATTTATTCTTCAAATAGTGCTTACATATACGGATAATGAGAACACAACTATATTTATTAATACTATCTATACAATCAAAAATTTTGACACTTATATCTATATGCCTTGCATTCTTTTTACCGATATCAGGGATACTTCTGATGATCGGAGTACTTATTGTTATAGATACTGTTGCAGGAATCTGGAAGGCTAAAAAGATAGGAGAGAAGATTACATCTAGAAGACTATCTGCTATTATAAGTAAGTTGGCACTATATGAGGTTACCGTTATAATGTTTTTTTTAATAGATGTATTTATTCTAAATGATATCATCCTTACTTTTTTTAGTGTGCCATTTATGTTGACAAAGGTAGTTGCACTAGTGTTATCCAGCATCGAGGTGATGTCAATCAATGAGTCATACAAGCAAGTCTACCATTTGGACCTATGGTCATCATTAAAGAACCTACTATCTAGAAGTGCTGAGATAAACGATGACATTAAAAAAATAAAGAAATGACATACACTAGAGAACAAATTGAAAAAGCTGTAAAGGCTAAAGGATATGTATACTTTGCAGGTGCTAAAGACTATGATGTGAATATTGTAGGAGTAAGGAACTCAGAACCTGGTCAAAAGGTAACTAATATCTTTGATGACAAATTAACTATCTCTTATAGAGTAGATGGCAAATGGCACTATCATGATTGGGATGCTACTACTGAGCCAGGCAAGAAGGGAGTAATGCAATTCCATAATGCTAAAGGTGTTGCAAGATTAGTTCCAGGACAATATAGAGGAGCTTATGCTGTATCTATGCATATGGGTAAATATCAGGCAGTATGTCAAAGACTAGCAGATGTGACTGTATGGAGAGATGGTAATAAAGACATGACATTTGATGAGTCAAAGACTGATACAGGAATGTTTGGAATTAACATACACAAGGCAGGAACTGTTTCAAACTTTGTAGAAAACTGGTCAGAAGGATGTCAGGTATTTAAAAGAACTAAGGACTTTAATGAGTTTATGGCTATAATTAATAAAGCTAAAGACTTTCATGGCAATCATTTTACATATACATTGATTGAATCAAATGACATTTAAAAAAAATATGTAAATTTGTAATATATAAATATAAAAAAAAAAAGATATGAACTACGGAAGAAGAACAACAAAAACAACAACGCATCGTGATACACCGCTATCTGCAACACCAGAGCCTAGATTTCAAAATTTAGCTGAAATAACGGTTACACCTAGTCAAGGACAAATAAAAAGTTATACTAGTAAAGCAAATGCAGAGGCTGATAGGCTTAATAAAGAGTCTAATATTAAAGGAGCATTAATGGCTGATGAGAAACTTCCAACTAATACAAACCTTAAATCCGTGTCATCTAGGCCTTCTGAATTTCTATTAGATTACGGTAACCCTGCGGACAAACCAAATCTAAATAAAATAAGCACATCTAGAGCTAATTTAGAAAAAGCAAAAAGGGATAATGCCTCTATAAATCGAAGATATAATAGACAAAGACAAGAATATCTTAATGCAGGTGGTGAAGATTAATTATAAATGAAAAAGCAATTAGAGTCCAGCAAAAGAATAGTTCGATTTATCAGTCGACCTGGCGTTCATGCTAAGAGCAAGACATCACAATTAAAGACATCAAAGAATTATAAAAAAAAATATAAAGGACAAGGGAAATGAAAATAAATAGCTATAACAATTCAACGCCAACAACAAGTACTACATTAATTGGATCAGACAGTACGGGAGAGACATTTAATTTTACTGTTCAATCAGTCTTTGATTTAATATACAGTGGTGTATTAAATGTTAACGCTTCTGTTGTTGCAACAAATTCAGCAACATCTGCTACAATTACTAGCACAAACACATACTTTACTGGCACAGTTGCTGGAGCTAGTTTTGCAATAACTTTTCCCGCTACAAATTCCAACTTAAATGGAATAAAGTACACAGTAATGTCCACAATTGCAAGACCTACTACAACATGGATATCTACTGGTGCTACCTTTGTTGGTGCACCTGCTGCATTAGTAGCAAATACCCCAGTATGTTTTCAGTACAATCACTCTGATCTTAAGTGGTATATATCATTATAATTAGTATATTTGCATAATAAATTTAATAAAATGAAAAAAATAAAAAAAGAGGAGCTCTCTAAGTTAGTTGAGCTTAACACAAACTTTCGGGAATTAAAGTTCCAATTGGCAGACATTGAGGTTACCTTCAATAGACTTAAAAGCCAAAAAATCGCTACACTTTCAAATCTTGAAACAGCTGCCTTTGATTTATCGTCTTATCAGGATGAGATAATTAAGGAGTATGGAGACATTAAAGTAAATCTACAGACAGGTGAATATAATTAGAAAAGTGTCTATTGGCCCTGACTACATGAAGTGCATGCACTATATGTTAGGGCAAGAAGTTCTTGATAGAACTTGGGTAATAGATTCCATACTAAAGGATGACTCTGGATCAATATCTATATGGATAATCAAATCTGGAGAAATAATTAAGTGGAAAACTTTTTCTAGTAACGTTCCAACATCAATAGAGTTTAAAATAGATTTTTAATGAAGTCACCATACTGTTTTATCATCAAGCCAGTTGATGGAAAGCGGTACGATAATATAAGAACTTACGGAGGTAAGCCATTTGTCATAAGCTCATCACAGGAGGACCACAAATCTACAAATAGGTTTGCTGAGGTAATATGCACACCAATGTACTACACTGGACCAATAATGCCAGGAGACATAGTCGTTGTTCATCACAACACATTTAAGTTTTACTACGACATGAAGGGTAGGCAAAAGAGTAGTTGGAACTACTTGTTTGACGACTTCTTTATTGTTCAGGACGATCAACTGTACCTTTACAAGTCAGGTGAATCTGATTGGATGGCACCGTCACCATTCTGTTTTGTGAAGCCAATCCCATCTGAGGATAAGGTGTTCTCGTCTTTGGGTAGTCTTGAGGAATTATGGGGTGAACTAATCTTTACCAATAATGAATTAGAGGGCGTATCTGTAGGAGATGTAGTTTCATTTACTCCAGACAGCGAGTATGAGTTTAAGATAAACGGTGATTTA